ATCCCATAGATGGATTATTGTACTTATACTTGTTCCTCCATGAGAACGTTGGGTCCCACCAGTCTTCGTTCATATTTCTAAACACAGACCAACTAAACTTGTGCGCCAAGATATCTTGCGTAGCTTTTGCAGCTGCCGATATCCATATAAGAAAAGAAACTACCGCCCACTCCATGGATTCTTGTTTATTATAGTGTGATAAATAGTAAGCACAAACGTTGCAATTCCGAGTACAGCCATAGCTATGGCGAACCATGTGCCAGTTGTCTCCTGGTTGTATCTGAATAGCTTAATCATAGCTACCATAACTACGAAGGAAAATAATATTCCTCCGTAGTAAAAGATTTTTTCTATTAGTCTCATTAGAATAAGTGTGTTAATTTTGTTTTCATTCTATGCAAATATAAATTTAGTTTTGTTTTTTATATATCCAACTAGCATAGCTCTCAAATTATTTTTGTTGATATTATTGTATATAGAGGCATCATTGACATTGTAATAAAATATGCCATTTTCAGTGTCAAGTACTATTCTAGACCTTGTGTTTTTAAATCCAGAAAACTTATCAATAAGAGCTAATTTTAACATCTGCTTTGTTTCATCAGTCATTGGTCTTCCATGCTTATGTTTGCCAGATTTAATCTTTGATTCCAATATTTTAGCTTTCCATTCTTCAGTGAATACCCTGCCTTTGAATCTGTTTGACAGTTTCTGCCTTGTCTCTTCACTTTTAGTTGTACCATACATTGGATTTTTAACACCAAGCTTTCCTTCAGAAAGTTTTTTAGAAGTATATTCAGAAACAACCCTAGGCTTACCATAAGATTCAGCTAACATAGAATTTAATCCGTTTGGCGCCAATGAATTATAATGATCTTGCCAGTGCCTCTCTCTTACATTCATTTCTTCAAATTCACATTCCTCTATTATTTCAAATATATGATTATCAACACCATGCTTTTTTAGCGAGTTAATTAATACAGTCTGAGTTTTGCATTGAAGATTTTTGTATTGCTTGAATCTTTTATCTACATTCCTGCTCTGACCTATATATATCTTGCCAGATGGTGACTTTATCATATATATTACACACTTCATATTATTAATTAAAGAAATATGTTTTAGTTATCTTTTGAGATGTGTTCTTGGATATATTTTGCATTACAAATCCAGATCGCCCCTTCTTAAAGTTAGTCTGTGCCCACTCAGAAGATGGACTGAATGCTGGATAGTTAAAGTATTCAAACTCATCAGATGTACACATATCAAATAAGCACTGATGAGAATCTCCCTTACTAAACTCTATATTCTCAACAAATCTAAGGTCGCTGTTGTGTCTTATGTATTGAGATATCTTTTCGGAAGTTCTAGGATCTAACATAGGCTTGAATCCAAATTTCAAATTCCTAGAATCCTTTCCGTGAGTTATGATAAACGCATGCTTTCCGACAATATAGTGATTGATAAACCTCTGATGGTTAACCACATCTACATTAGCAAATTTATGCTCTGCTATTTGTTTGAATGCTGAGTTAACTACATATCCGAATGAACCAGCATGATTGTCTTCACATATGTTATTACACCATATGTACTTATACTCACGAGCCAACAAACTTACAAGCAGTATCTTAGCTTTTAGTCCAGTATCAAAAGCTTCTTCATTAGTCATGTTCTGAGGTAGCTTATGACCTTTTCTCGTCGTTTCTCCATCCCATCCATCCATGTAGTCACCAAGCTCATCTATAATAAGAGTGTCGCCAGATTTGTTCTTAAGCACAAAGTCAGCCATTTCGTGTATTCTGTCTGTAAGAACTACTTCGTTCCATTCTGAAGGATACAATGCTAATCCACCTCTGCTAGCGTCCATCCCCACGTGAACATCTGTCCATATAAGCCTATCGACTACATCTCCAACTTGCACGTTAGATATCCTTGCTATTGGCGTAGATGATTCAAGACAGTCAGATATTATCTTTTCGAAGTCTATACTAGCATAAGGATCTGACTCTCCTCTAACATTAATAGAATAGTGCTGACCCTTGTACCAGTAATGCTTAACATCGCTCGGATCTATTCCGTTCTTTTCGCACTCTGCTATAATGTCGTTATCTAGAGCCATGTGTTTCCGTATAGTACGGTTAACCATTATTCTAATAGAGTCGCTGTACTCTAGGTTGCCTTCTTTGCAGATCATCCTAGCGATCTCAACCTTATTCTCAATTCCAGATTCGTGTAGAGCGATAGCCCTACTTTTTATCAGTGATTTCTTCATCTCGGTATGTTTTTTGAATGTCACTCAGGCACTTTTTCATATCTTTGATAGTATTATTGATAGTATTAGTATCAAGGTCCATCATGGCTTCGTACAGGTCTGTACAATGCTCATAGATCTCGTCCATTGTTGAGTTGACATAGTTAACTACACTTGCCATACTTAATTGATTTAGTATGGCAAATGTATTACTTATTTTTTAGGTTAGCAATTCTTTCTTTGATTTTATCAACCTTTTGTTGATCTTTTTTCTTTTCGAAGTACTTAAGTTGGTTCTTAAGGGTCTTTCTTAAATTTACTAGATTCATAAAGCTTAGATGAAAATTTAGGGTTAATAATTTCGTATTCGTATGTAAACTCTGGAAACTTCTTGCTGTCGATTGTCTTCTTTACGAGCGACCTTAGCTCCCATGTAAGGATGTCAACTGGTATCTTGAATGTCTCGTCATTAAGTATAACTGGATGGTTGTATAGCTTTGTAATTCGAATGTCTCTCTTTCTCCTAGCCCTTACGACAATATCGGAGATGTATAGCGACCTGCTATCCATTAACATCAACCATCTCGTTAGCTACCCACTGTCTAAATGCTAGGCCAGCATTATGCTGTTGGTCCGCAAGGGACTTCTTCTCTTCCATTTCAAGTCCCTCAAAGAACTTATTATCTGCTCTTCGTATCTCGTTTAGCAGTAGGTTAGCCTTCTGCGCCATTGAATGCCGAAACACGTTGGTGTCCTTAAGATCTTCAATGAAATCTGCGATTGTTGGAAGTACCGTTGCCAGTGCAAGGTATTTCTGTGATGTTGTTGGGTTACTCATAATTCAAATTCTTTTAGGTATAAATCAATTACTCTCTTTGTTTTCTCAAGGTCTTCCTTGAGTTGTCCTTTCTTACGGCATCTTACCACCCGTTTAATTATATCGAATTCATATGCATTAAGGCCGTGATCTTCAGCAAACTTATACAGACTACCGTTTGAGTTGTCGTAGTGCTGATCAGTATCGCCTGGATCTACATGAAGTTCATATGCAGTTATAGGGAAGAATAACCACTGCCACTTATCATCATAAATGTTGACATAAAGTTCTGCACCAGGTGCATTTTTACATACTCTCGCTTGCACCACGTCATCGACATTAGATACAATAACGTATTCACACATATCTTTAATTCTTACTCTCATAAAACTCTTTTTCATTTAAACTTAATTCATTATAACTATACGACGGAACAGTTCCATACATATCTTCACAATCATGGTATGGAACGGTCTTCGATCCGAAGACTACTCCAGTAGTACTTAGAAGTGTGTACTTCATGTGATACTTGAATATAGCGTTGAATCTTCTGTCGCCTATCCTGCATCTCTTCTGAATGTCTTTCTTCTTCATTCCAAGAATCAATCAGCTTCGATTGGTCTGCTAATCTACTAACATTAAAGTTATCATCCAATACTTTTGCTGATAAAATTACTATCCTACCATTATCAAGCTCGAATTCGTCAACTAAGATATTGTGCATCTTAGGCTCGTCTAGGTCGAAAGCTTTGATTAGATCACGGACATTAGTATTGATTAGTGTCGTTTTCATCAAAATCAATTTTAGTCTGATTATTACTAATCGACATTAAGTATTCTAGCCGATCTTTGTGCTTTAACAGCAGGTCATTCATTGTTTGTATCTGACGATTAATCGAATCAATGGTCACACGTTCAATAGCCCTCTCTATCCTAAGCTTCTCTTCTGTCCAATATTCCATATACTTTACTTTTAAACGTTTCTAAATCTCTAACCAGCCAGTACTCGCGACCAAGTGCCTCAACCCTCTGCTGGAACTTCTTCTGTGCTTCCTTCTGTGTTCCACGATCGTCCTTGAACTCGCAATAGACGACGGTAAAACCAAAGTCAATTACCGTGTCCGATGCCCCTGGAAGCATACCTGTCGCCTTCTTACGCATCTGCTCCATCATATCCTTACCATCGTTTGGTATTGAGTACATAAGGTAGCGTGGTTCGTGGTGTGCTAGGCAGAACGTATTACGGAACCATAGGATAGACTCTTGCTGTATTCGATCTTCTGAGTGTTTCATCTCTTTAAAAATTTCATTTGTTGCCAAGCCCATCCAGTAGAGTATCCAAGCTCACGACCAAACTGACCCAGCTTA